ATACAAACCACTAGGGCTGCTCTCTCAGGGATTAAGGAAGCGGTACAGGTTGGCAGAGAGATTAAAGAAACTGCCAATGAAGTTAATGCTTTCTTAGACGAAGAAGCCAAAGCTCGTGTAGCCTGGAAGAGAAAGCAGCAGCAGATTGAACGCCGTGGTGACATGATGTTTATGAATGCCTATGAAGAATACAAAATCATCAGGCAGATCAAGGACGCAGAGATAGAAATGTATAAGCAGATTGAGCAGGAGTATGGTAGGTCTGCTGTCTCTGAAGTTAAGTCACTAATCACACAGATGCGTAAACAGCACCTAGAATTGAATGATGAGTTCTACAGGAAGCGTATGGAGTTTAGACGTGAAGTGCTTGGTCTGCTAATAGCATCAGCAGTTGTTTATGGAATATTGAAACTGATGGGAGTATTATAATGTTATCTTTACTATCTACACTTGGCGGTCTGCTTATCTCTGGCCTGCCTAAAGTCTTAGACTTCTTTCAAGACAAGGCTGATAAGGCACAGGAACTGAAGCTAGCTCAGATACAGACAGAGCGTGAGTTAGCTTTGGCAGAGCGTGGCTTCATAGCACAACAGAAGGTTGAAGAAATAAGGACAGATCAGATCGCTATGCAGGCTGAAGCACAGATGCAGAATGCTGCCTTGGCACACGATCAGAAGGTACTAGATAAGGCTTCTAAATGGGTCGTTAACTACGTTGGTACAGTACGGCCTACTGTAACTTATATCTTAATTCTGGAGTTGGTAGCAATCAACATCTGGATCATGTGGCATATTTTTTCACTACCTGGTGTTATAAATAACATCGATGATGTGCTGAAGTTTGCTGATGTAGTCTTCAGCCAGGATGAGATGGCTATGCTTGGCGGGATAGTGGGCTATTGGTTTGGCAGCAGAGGCTGGGCTAAGAAGTGAAGGTATCAAAGCAGTGCATTGAGATGATCAAGCACCATGAAGGTGTACGGACAAGGCCATACCGCTGCCCTGCTCTGCTCTGGACAGTTGGTGTAGGCCATGTTATAGACCCTAACCACATAAAGGTTAAGTTTGAAGACAGAAAAAATATCGCATTGCCAGATGAATGGAACAGAGTCCTATCAATGGCTGAAGTGGATAGAATCCTGGCAGAGGACTTGGCTAACTTCGAGCGAGGTGTGCTACGACTATGCCCTACTGGCCTCACTCAAGGTAGGTTTGATGCTCTGGTGTCCTTCAGTTTTAATGTCGGCCTCGGCAACCTCCAAAGATCCACAATCAGAATGAAGCACAATCGTGGAGACTTTGAAGAGGCTGCTGAAGCCTTTATGCAGTGGACTAAGGCAGGCGGTAAAGAGCTTCCTGGTCTAGTAAAGCGTAGGAAAGACGAGAAAGCCCTATACTCTACTGCCAACCAAACAGAAGACGAATAAACAAGAAGTCTACTACTAAGTAGTTTACATCGTCCTCGTCTGTAACAAACTCACAACCTAGCATTATTCCTGCAATAAGAGATAGTTCTACACGCATATTAGATCTCGCAGTGGCCTGCTACACAGGCTAATGTTTGTGCTCCTTCCACGTTGTCGTCCTCCTCTTTAAGATCATCCCATGCAATTGATGTAGGCATCTTAGCAAGAAGTTCCTCGTACTGCTCTTTAGTGCATTCCTCATAAGGAGCTTGGCGATAAGTGCCTCCATCCCAAGGCAAGAACGATATACCAGAGATTTCATCAAAGTTCCTCCATACCCACGCACCAACATCCATCCACTCATCTTCCTTAACAGAGATAGTGACAGAAGGCTTATGCTCACACCAGTGACGCTGATACATCAACCACAGGTCTAGGTGCTGCAAAGCAGTCAAGTGATCACGAGTCCTAGCATTCTCTGGTGCTTTCACTGGGAAAGAAAACACTGCAGTGCTATCAGGACGCATCACACAATCCTCAGTAGGAATACCTGCTTCTGTCAAAAACTTCGTAAGAGGGTCTTTCTTATCGCCTCGAACCCTGCGAATATAATAAGGACTATGTCTAGTATGAATGCCAGAGGCAGAATTAACAAGCTGAGACACAGTACCAGAAGGTTTGACACAAGTGATCGCAGCAGACTGAGGCACTTTAAGAATAGCTGCAAACTCAGCATTGGTATTAACAGAAACTTTCCGCAGTTGTTCAAGAGCTTTCGCAGTGCTGTCACTAACCTCTCCCATCCATTTGTTATCTAGAATACCAGTCAACGACACGCCAAGCAGGCGCTCCTCCTCAGTGTTCTTCTGCCAGATCTTACGCAGATATGGGAAGTGCGTCAGAGTGCTCTGGAACGTACCTAAGATAGTCGCTATGCGTACCTTACGAGCCAAGGACTCTACAGTGTCTTCTGCTCGTACAACGACTTCTGTAAGGTTACAGAACTGATATGGGCGAAGGATAATTTCTGAGCAGGGGTTAGTACCAAAGTCGTAATTTGAATCCCTTCGTCCATTCTTTGCAGCCTGAGTTTTACTTGCGGCCCTTGAGAAGATTCCTCGTTCTCCAGAGTGACTGTTATAGAGGCTAGTCCACTCTTGTAGAAACTGTCCGATATCGGGTTTACTAACGTAAGTAGCTGAGTTGTTTGCCAAAGCTCTGTGTCCATTATGTGTCCACCAATCTCCTGATTTAGCATGACGCATCCGATCATCTTCCAGATCAGACAGCGATATCATTGCACTCCTTCGTACTCCACCCACAACAACAACTTCCCCGATTTTACAGAGAAGATCATGGCATTCGATTGACGTAAGTTTCCTACCAACTGCTCCTCGGAATTTGGTAATAGTGAATCTAAAAAGTTCATCCAAAGGTCCAGGTCCAGAGGCACGTCCTCCAAAGGTTTTGAGTCTTGCTCCTGCAGGTCTAATTTTGGATAAGTCGTACCTTGCCACTTCCCCAGAATAAAGAAGAGCGATGAGTTGCCGTAAAGCCTTGGCCCATCCTTCTTTCGAATCCGCAACAGAAATAACAGTTTCAGAATCAAACAACTGGTCTGGGACTTCAGGTAATTGATTAACATACTTTTGCTCCACAGAGAAACCTACGCCTGTACCACACAGAAGGATATACATTGCCTCATCGAATGCTTTAGGATCATCGATAGGCAAATAGCTGCAGTTGTAGCCAGCAGTATTGTCACGCTCTAGCGCCTTACCTGCAGTCATAATAGCTCGCATTGAAGGCATGACTTCCAGGTTTACAACACAGTCCTTGATCTGTTTGTACAGATCATCAGGCATTGTGTAATCTTTAGCCTGCTTTAGGTGGTTATACATGAACACCATGTAACGATTGACTGTCTCCTCCCAGTGCTCACGCCGATTGACGGTGGGTAGGAAACGGCTGTAACGACTCTTTGCAATAAACTGACTATAGTAATCCATATTCTAATCTTCCCAGTTAACAAGTTTTTCTAATCTATCTGCGTTCTCTTCTATTACATCTTCAAACCGTTCTACTATTTCTTCAGAACGGAGAGACAACTCCTCTATGATGGTTAACTCATCCCAACTTTTCATCCTTTCTTTGATCTCTTCTAATGTTAAGGCCATATATTATACCACACTTTTCTTAGGTCTACCACGTTTTTTTGCAATAGGCTTAGGAACATCAAGGTAATCCATTGCTTTCTCTAATCCAGTATCCCAGTCTGAGTAATTATCCCACCAGACAGTGGTCATGCTATCGTACCAGTAAGTACGCTCTGAGACTGGATACCAACGCCAACACGCCATTGTCTCATCTCCCACCAAATTTATAGTACGTACACCTACACTAGCAGCACAGTGGGCTATTGCTGAATCCACAGACACCACTGCATCAAGGGTCTGAAGTTTATCTGCAGTTTCGGTCCAAAATGGACTATTTAGGAACCCATCACCAAGCTGCAGGGACACCCAATCCACCTCTGGGTGGCGGTCTATGAAGTCATCTACGATATCTTTTGGAATCTGCTTCGCTGCCATGTTCCAGGACTTGTTGTCCGTGGAATAGAAGATTCCCACTAGCGGTTTAGAACGCTTAGGAGCCTCTATAGCAGGATTTCGATAGACTCCCTCAGCCCCATACCAGCGATCCACTGGCTCAGGCTTGAGAAGCCCATGTTCCATCAGGAGGTATGGCATAGACATCATCTTGACTCGGTAGGAGCTTGGAGGACATTCCCTAGTCAGGTGGCTGTAAGGTATGGACTTATCCATGCGCTTTAGCAGGCTAGAGATATTCTCAGGATAGACGCAGTGAACACCACTAGCAATCTGCCTGATCAGAGGAATGAACCGAGAGAACTGTAGCATATCTCCCCAACCTGCCTCTGACCAGATGATCACATTCCTGCTTCTGATACTCTGCCCAGGCATCCAGACAGGTGCTCTGTCAAAGCTAGTCTTGACACCAGGAAACTTAGCAGACCTATTCCAGAGCGCATCAGGCAGTGAGCGTAACTCGTGCATCTTGAAGCCATTGGCCCAGTCACCTTTACGGATTAGGTTTTGTCCTCGCTTGTAATCCCTATCTGCGTTAGCCCAGTCAAGCCTTGTAGTACTTGTTACCAATGGCATCGTAGTTCTCAATCATAAATTCAAGATAGTGTTTAGCCTTCTCCAGATCATCTTTACCTGCCTTCTTGCGATGGCGCTGCACATACTTGATTACATTGCAAGCCCAAGGATCTAATCCCCAGTCTAGGAATACATCCCAGGACTGTATCTCAGTACCTTTGTAATGGCTACCACCATGCTGCCTAGAAGCTGCAGGTTTCTTCTTCTCAATGTAGTCAGCAAGAGTCTGGTCTTCTGCATTCTTGAAGTAGGCCCTGTGCCAATCTGCTGGTGTTGCGTTATCAATGCTCATACTTTTTCCTCAAGTAATTTAGACTGACTGGCATCTCATCGAATGATCCGTTGTTGACTTCATGCAGCATCCAGATACCTCGCCAGTACTTATTACCCTGGCTACCGAGATAGTCTTCATCATGTAGGTAGCAGCAGCCACTGAACAAACCAGTGATCTGAGATCCGTCTGCTCTGTTTGCATAAGCAATCTGTCTGTTCTGTACATGGCCCATCACAGCACTCATATGCTTCTTAGACAGCAGCGCAGCAGCAGATGTTACAGGACGCCCCATAACGCCAGAAGTAAAATAATGAGCGTACACAACCCCATCAATAACAATAGGTTCAAGGTATGGCACAACCTCCCAACCATATGATTCGTACCCAAGGTCACTGAGGCTAATAGTTCCATCAAGTTTAGGGTCTCCTTCGACAGCCCTGGAAATTCTTTCTTCATGGTTTCCGAGAGTGAGGACCATTCTTGGTCTATACTGTCGTTCCTTGTTTCGTTTCGCTCTCTCATTCTGTTCCTTAATAGGCGCTAGCAACATCTGCATTGCCTTATTTGTTACTTCAATATCAGTCTTGTATCTACGTCCTTCAAAACTCTTCTTGCCTACATCATAAGAAGAGAGGCTAGGCATATCAGCAAAGTCTCCAATCTGCACAATTACATCTGGTTTCTTTTCAGCTAGATATTTTCCTACCCATGTAAGGTAGCTAAGATCAACACCGTCCTTGACCTGACAGTCAGGGATTATGGCATGAACAGTCATCAGTTTATTCCTTTGTAGTGATCCTCATCATCGTCTGCCTCATCAAGACCTACTTTGATTTCGTCTTTTTCTTCTTTGTTACCATACGTATCAAAACCACAGTCAGCATGAAATCCATACTTGTCTTCGACTTTGACCTTCTCTACCACACCTGCGTAGCCAGTGCTCTCAAGGAACTTAGCAAACTGATATAGCACAGGAACCCAAGTAATGTCATCATCAAACTTATGGTTTGCTTTGATAACACTTGATTGAGGCCATGAACCAGACTGGTACTCGTATTCAATATCTTCGTATGTAAATTTAAAGGTTTTCACTTGATCTCCTTAGTAATTCAAAAAAATATTCTGCATCTACAACTACAAGAGGGCTGGACCGATTCTGTTTAATAACAACGACAGGTTCGTGTCCTCCTGCATTGCCCTCTGCTTGCTCGTAATAACCGTATACTGAGATAGCTGCTCTGGACTTGCATTCCAAACTGATTGGTAAGACCCGTCTGGCTGCTGGACTAAGTAGCAAGTCTTCCCCCGACACGCCCATACTAACTGAGCGTACATCGTCTGCCTCCAGGTTGAACTTGGCTAGTATTAGATCTCTTACCCACTTTTGCAGGTGTCTTCCTTTGGACTTGGCGCTGCTCGGCTTCAAAGACTACATCCTTTCTTACTTTAATCCACTGCTTAGGTATATGCATACGGGCGTTGCTGTTATCCATAGATACTGTACTAGCAATACATAAGGCATCATCTGTTTCATCAATAACCCATCCAATAGTGTGACACAAGTGAACCTCTGCTTTGACATTCTCAAGCCACTCGCAGTCTGCTACCGCATCTACCCATTGGATGTACTGCAAAGGGCTGGAGACCAAATCTGGTTTTCTTTTCTTCTGATCCATAAAAGTTGTCCGTTCTCTAAAACTCTTTCTTCATCGTTGTCGTATGCTTCTAGTACTGCTTTGTACATATCGGCCTCGGTGACACAGTCCTGGAGAATCTTCTCTGCCTTCTTAGGACCTACACCTTTTAGACCAACAATATTATCAACCCTATCGCCAGTAAGGATCTGCGTATAGAAATGCTTGATAGCTTCTTGGTCATTAATTAGGTACTTAGTGTTCTTAATAAAATTATAATGCCAACCACGAATCATGTCAAGGTCTTTGTCGATGGACATGATGATGTAATCTTCAACATCTTCCATTTCATAAGCCCTAATTCCGATTGCATCGTCAGCTTCCTGTCCCTCTATTATTTCACAGCCCCATGCCTTATTTAGGTATTCCCTAATTAGCTCGTAGTGTTTTGGTTTAGCCTGGGTACGATTACCTTTATAAGGAGCCGTGACTGCTATGTCCTTTCTGAAGTTGTTAGAGCCAGTAAGAAACCCTTGGTAG